ATGGCCAGTTTTCGACGTGGGGTCATCGCCTAGCTCGTCGTATCTGGCCACAGATCGCGATGTAGGAAGGGGTCGACGGTTCGAGTCCATCAAAGGGAGACGGACCGACTGACTGACCTCGAAACCATCGTCCGGTAGGGGCACGACGGTCGCTTCCCCCGGCATTACGAGGTCTGCGTGAGTTCGCTCGCTGAGGACCGCCTGTGCTCTCGCATGACGATGACTACAACGATGAAACCCACCACGGCCGTCGGCGGGTTCACCCGGTGGTAGTGACGACGCCTGCGTCGAACCAGAAGGCCTGCAGAGCGATCGCCTTCCCAGCTCGTAGTCGCCAATGCTCGGAGATCAACGCACTGCCGCCGCCGTTTCGAAGGGGGATGTGCAGCAGAGCCACGACTCGATCGTCCTCGGCCGTGAGCTCGTGCAGCTCGAGGTCGGCCACGTCGAGGACCGGCGCGGCCTTGCCGGATGGCATGCTCCGCACGGTGAGGATAGCCGTAGCTGAACGACGAAACCCCTGCTAACGCGGGGGTTTCGTCGTTCCGGAAGGCGCCAATGGCAGCGGTATGGCAGCGGTAGCCGACGATCCGAGAAATCCACCACCGCGCCCCCGTCTGGTGTAGGTTCCACGGACCCCCCCCACCCCACGCCACGCGAGTGGCTGGCGAGCGCGAGAGGCCCTGCTTCCGGCGGGGTCTTTCCAATAGGGGGAGGGCGCGAGGCGGTCCCGTTTTTTCGGAGATCGCGTCTCGGACACATCGACTCCGGGCTGCGTAGGAACGCCGCGCAGGATTTCGCCGGATGTCGCGGCGGATCGCGGCCGATCTCCGGCTATTGGAATGACTCCCGGTCGGAGGCCAGGGCCTCTCGCGCTTGCCAGGGGTGGGGGGGGTTGGGCTAAGCGGTGAGGCGGTGAGAGGCGCGGTGGCACGGCTCGCACAGCGAGCGCAGGTTGCCGGGGTGATCGGTCCCGCCGTACTCGCGGGGGATGACGTGGTCGACCTGGGTGGCGAGCCGTCCGCACAGCACGCACGCCCCACGATCACGTATCAGCACCTGATCGCGTAGCTCGCGCCAGGCTCGCGTCGACCCGTTCCGGGGGCGGCACTCGGCGCAGTAGGACCCGGAGGGGATGACGGTCCAGCAGATCAGGCAATGGCGTCTCATATCCAGCCCAGGAGCTTGACGGGCTGCGCCTGGTGGCCTGCGGAGTCCACCGCCATGGCCAGTGCCACGATCCCATCGTTAGGCGTCGAGTCGTTCGGCTTGTCGATCCGCCAGCCCCGGCGGCCGTGCTTCGCCACCGTGTTGGCCGCGTGCTGATTCAACTCGTCCAGGTTCGGGAGCAGGATGCGGCGCTCCACGATGGCGGCATGGAGTGAGGACGAGGCCGGGATCATCCGGCTGTCGCTCTGCGGGAAGGCAACGCACGGCACGCCTTCCTGTTCCAACTCGGCGGCAAGCTGGCCGGCTCGCCAGGGATCGAAGGCCACCTCCACGATCCGGTGGCGCTGTGCGAGTTCGCGGATCACCTCGCGGGCCTCTAGGACGGCTTCGTCACCGTGGCCGATCCATATCCCGGCCTTGAGATCGGCTGTCGCCCACGCCACCGCCGTGGCCGACCGTTGCCCTCCGACATCCACGCCCACGTAGATCTCGGCTCCGGGGTCGAGCCGTGGTTCTCCCAGGCACGCCTGCCACGCGCCGGGCGGGAGCCAGTAGGAGGCTCGCTCCGTCCACTGGCCAGCGTGGTATCGACGGAAGGCGAGATCCGGGACGGCTTCCTGCTGAGCGGCCAGATCTTCGACCTTGACCCACGATGCCGGGTTGGCCCGCTTCACGTTGCGCGGAGTCAACTCGACATCCTCCGGCACGGACCACTCCAACATGCGGAGGCCGGGTCCCCTGGCGTCCGTGAGGTAGCCGCGCCGCGTGACCTTCGGTTGTGCCAGCGCCCTACTGCGGAGGCGCCCTAGCGGGCTGTCAGCGCCCTGTCCGGCGCTTGAGATCACGATCAGCTTGGCGCCCGGCCTCTTGGCCAGCGCGGTCAGGAGCGCCAGGTAGACCGAGTCCGACGCATGAGCGTGCAACTCGTCCACGACGGCCAGGCCGAAGGTCAGTCCATGCAACCGTGGCGCGTCGGCGGCCAGGACCCGCAGGTGTTTGGAGAACACGCGCGGCTTGTCCGGGTCCTCGCACCAGCGGAGTTCTAGGTGACGGTCCACGACGTGTGAGTGGTTGAGGATGCGGGCGTACTGAGCCGCGTACTCGTACAAGATCCGCGCTTGCTCCCGGCTGGCGGCAGCGCAGTAGACGTGCCCCGGCCGGGTGACCAGGTGCCACAAGCTGAGCGCGGCCTGAAGTGAAGTCTTGCCGTTGCCGCGCGGCAGCAAGATCACCAACTCGCGCTCTGGTCCGTTGGCTGCCCGCACGATCCGGCGTTGGAATGGCTCCAAGTTGAGGCCGAGCAGCTTGGCGAACAGTGGGAAGGCGATCATCCCATGGAAATCCTACGGCGGCGTAGCATTTGCGCCGTGGGTTGGTTCCGCCGAACCGAGGACCGGGATCTGAAGCCGATCGAGCTTCCGACCTACGCGGGCGAGGCGCCCGTCATCACCGATCCGGTCCTAGAGGCCACGCCTTACAACGCACTCCGGATCTCCGACGCCTACGCTTGCATCCGGGTCCTGGCCGATACCGTCTCCACGTTGCCGGTCAGGGCCTACCGCGACACCGGACAGGGGCGGGTCCAGGTTGGTCCCGACGCGCGGATCTCCCGGCTCCTGGGTCGGCCGTCCCCCGGATCGACATCAGCCGATCTGTTCAGCCGTGTGATGGTCGATCTGAACACGCACGGAAACTGCTTCCTGGGCAAGTGGCGCGGCGCGGACGGCGAGATCGTGTCACTCTCGGCGCTCCCCGCCGACCAGGTGAACGTCATCATGCGCGGCCAGACGATCAGCTATCAGATCTGGCTTCCCAACCAGGACACGGTCGAGTTCGGGTTGGGTGACATTTGCCATATCAAAGGTATGTCATCTGACGGGCTGGTCGGGCTGTCACCCGTTACCTGCGCCAGGCTGGCGCTCACGCTGTCCAGCAACCTTCAGGAGGCCAGCCGTCAATACTTCCTGAACGGGAGCCGTCCGAGCGGCATCCTGAGCGTGAGCGGGCCTCAGGATGACTTCACGATCCAGGCGGTGAAAGAGCGTTGGGACGCCCGGCAGGCCGGGACGACCAACCTCCACCGGATCGCGGTCCTGTCGGGCCAGGCCACGTTCACGCCGGTGTCGTTCTCGGCCGACGACAGCCAGTTTCTCGGCCAGCGCGAGCTAAGCGCCAGGGAGGTGGCCAGGATCTTCAGGGTGCCGTCGCACCTGATCGACGCCGAGCCTTCCCATGGATCGAGCCGCACCTACGCGAACGTGAACCAGCAGAACTTGAGCTTCCTACAGCACAGCCTCCGGCCGTGGCTGGTCCGGATCGAGCGTGCCTTCGCCGCCGACGCCGATCTGTGCCCAGGCGGGACGTATATCGAGTTCTCGACCGATGGCCTGCTACGCGGCGATCCAGACTTGCGCTCGACCATCTACCAGCGGGCGCTTGGCTCGACCAGTACCGGCCAGCCGGGCTGGCTGACCGTGGACGAGGTGCGCGAGCTTGAGAATCTAGAGCCGATGGCGGTGGAGCAGGCCGAGACGCCAGCGACCGAGGCGGCCGAGGGAGATAGCGGAGGTGAGGAATGAGGCCGGTAGCCGGCTCACTTGAGGAACGCACGCTCGACCTGGTGGTGGACGACCAGCGCCGGATCAGAGGCGTGATCCCGTATGGCGTCGAGAGCCGGGACCTGGGCGGCTTTACCGAGGTGATCTCGGCCGGTGCGTTGCGTAACGCCAACCTGGACGATCTGGTGGCCACCGTGGACCACGGCGGAGTGCCTATCGGGCGGCTGAGCGCCGGAACGCTGGACGTGTCCGACCGGTCGGACGGCTTCCATTGGTCGGTCGATCCACCTCGGAGCCGCGCCGATCTGGTCGAGGCGGTCCAGCGTGGTGATCTGAACGGCGGTAGCTGGCGGATGCGCGTCGGTCGTGACGAGTGGCGCGGCAACGTCCGGCACGTACATGAGATCAGCGCACTGGCTGACGTGTCAGTGGTCACCCGACCGAGTTACAACGCACCCGTTGAGTTACGGAACCAACCCCCGGAGGAGAGCATGACCGCCACGACCACGCCAGAGGCACCCCCTGAGCCGCCTGAGGCCCGTTCAGCGCCCGACCCTGCCCCAACCCCTCCGGAGCCTCCCACGCCCTCTACGGGCCTCCTGCGCGTCGAGACTCGCGCTGGTGGTGACCGTCCGCAGGGCCTGGCCGAGTGCTTCCGGTCCAGAGGCTTCCCAGGCGAGCGGGCGGTGATCCCCTGGTCCGAGTTTGAGGAGCGGGCTGTCACCTGGACGGCCAGCGTTGACCTGATGAACCAGATGCGGCGGATCGGTGTGCCGCTCCCGCTCGATCAGCGCTACGCCTGGCCAGCCTTCCCGCGCGTTGCGGTCGATGCCTCCGCCACCTCGGTGCTGGTGGTCCAGCAGACCGCCCGGTCACTCGCCAGCGCGGCGAACGTGGTCCGGGCCATCGACGCCACCACCGCCAAGCCGGAGACTGGCAGCACGATCAACGTCCTGACCGTGTCGCTCCACCAGGTGGCCAACATCGAGTCCGGCGTGCCGAACATCTACCTCTTGACCGACGCGGTTACCAGCATCATCGAGCAGGATCTACGGCTGGCGATCAACGAGGGCCTGGACAAGCTGGTCCTGGATGGCATCGCTACGGCTGGCTTCCACGCGCCTGGCACGGAGGACATCTTCACCTCGGTGCGGAAGTGCATTACCACACTTCAAGGATTGGGATTCAACCCTGACACGCTCCTGCTGACACCCACGGCGGCCGAGTCGCTCGACTTGAGCAAGGCCACCACGGCGGACAGCTTCTATCAGTTCGCTCCGGAGTTCGCGCCCGATCAGATCTTCAGACTGAACCGGCGGATCTCCAAGACGATCCCCGCGCCTGCGGTGGTCGACTCCTCCGCGTTCGGCAAGCTGTACGCCAGCCCGGTCAGCTTGCAGCGGTTTGAGGCGAACAACGGCACGACCAACAGCGCCAACCTCCGCATGGAACTGAACGCCACCTTCGGCGTCGAGCGGGTTGGCGCGGCGCTGAGGATCGCGGCATCGTGACCCAGGCGAAGCAGCCCAGGAAGCCGACTTCCTCCCAGGCCGGAGCGGAATCCCCACCTCCTGCGGAGTCCGCTCCGGCCAAGCCGCGCGTGGGAACCAGGGCGGCTCCGGCTCCACGGATAGCCGGCTCAAGCCAGATGGGGATCGCCATCGAGTGGACCGAGCGGCGGGCGCGGTCCTGGAAGGGGTGGCGGTGAGCTTCTGGACCGATGTCACGTTGCCGGACGGGACGGTCATCCCGGCACCCCCGCCGGTCGACCTGGCACAGATCACACCGAGCGTGGATGACGTGGCGATCCTGGAACGGACCAGGACGGTCCACGATGACTTGACCGAGGTGTCCACGTTCGACTCGGAGACGAGGCCCACGGACGTGGAATGCCAGGAGTTGATCGCGCAGGCCCTGGGCGAGGTGCTGGCTGCGCTCCCGCCTGCCATAGATATGACATTGTGGGCGGAGCCGATCAAGCGGGTGATCGCGTTACGGGCGGCCAGCCTGGTCGAGCAATCGTTCTACCGCGAGCAGGCCACGGCTACCGGCGTGGCGGCGACTCATGCGCTCGCCTTCGCCAATGAGCTTCAGGCCCTCCAACGCCTGGTCCCGGTGGCCACGTATATCGCGTAGGCCATGGCGCAGGTGATCGTCTCCGGGCATGAGCTATGGCTGGTCCGGCGGGCGGCGTGCGGCGACCAGGGCGCGTTCGAAGTCCTGCTGGAACGCAACCGGGGGCGGCTGATCGCGCTGGCCCGCGAGTTCACGGACGACACGGTCACGTTTGAGGAGTGTTTTTCCATCGTGCTGGAACGGGTCTGGCGGGAGTTGAGGCGAGGCAAGTGGGACCCGTACCGGGCATCGTTCGGCACGTTCATCTGGATGGCCGCCCATGAGGCCCTGAAAGAGAACTGGCGCTACCGCCACGCCCGGATGCGCTGGCCGGAGGAGCCACCGGCCTCGCTGGACGTGCTCGACGGCATGGAGCAGCCGTCCTGGTCCTACGGGGCCGATCCGCTCGCGGTGGTGGTCTGGCGGGAGACCTGGGAGGAAGCGGTCCGGAAGCTGACGGCTGCTCAGCTTGCGGCGGTGAACGCCTACGCGGCCACTGGCGGTGTTGGGGTCGGTCCCCGGACGGCCTCCAACATGTACGCGGCACGCCAGCGGGTGCGACCCCTGCTGGTGGCGTAGGCTCCACCTGGCCGGGCGGTCCATAGGCCGTCTCCACGCGGCACCACCGCCCGGTCTGCACTCGCCTACTTGGCCAACTGCGTAAAGGTGAGAGTGGTGGCCAAGTAGGAGCCAGAGTCACCTATTACCACACTCTGAGTATTACGGCCAAGTAGGAAGCTCGACAGGTGTCCACCAGGCCCGCTACCGTGCGCCGTGGTGTGATCTGGCCGCACAGCTTGAAACACCAACCCCCCGATCTACTTGCCAGGGACCGGGGGGTTTCTATTTCCTCCCACTTCCGCCACGCGAGGGAGTATGTTTCGCGCCGTGCGGGCCAGCCCCACATCGAAACTTGACCGGCTTCCAAGCCGGGACCTGGCAATCCACCTCAGCGACCACCGGAAGGACGTAGGACGGCAGGAGCGGTTGCTGAGGAGGTGGGTTGCCCACAGTCGCCTCTGATCTTCTGACCAAGCGCGAGCGGGCGCTGGCCGAGCATTACCGCCGGGCCTACCCCTGGCTTGACCAGGTGGAGCCGAACGGCCGCCAGGTGCCGGTGCGTGAGGGTTGGGCGCGGTGCCCTGAGTGTGGCCACCTGCAATGGGCGCTCACACCCCGCGAGTGCGTCCGGTGCGGAGTCCGACCGGTCGGAAAATGACCAGGCAATGCTCAGCCTGCGGTGGCCCGTTCGAAGCCAGGGGCGCCTGGATGAAGTTGTGCTGGTCCTGCTGGCGCGAGCGTGAGGACCGGAACCTCCGAGATGCCGCCTGGTCCCAGGGCTACGCGGACGGCTACCGGGACGGCCAGGTGGACGCCACGCGGCGCTCCAACGGGCACGGCCAGCTACCGGATCTGCTCGACCTGATCCAGCTATGCCACCCGGACCGGCACCCCCCTGAGCGTGCCGCCATGGCCAACAGGGTGACGGCCACCCTGATCCACCTCAAAGAGGGAGGGCCGCCTAAGGACTGGCCCTAGGCAGGCCCCCACATATCCGAGCCTCTGAGAGCCGGGATATCTCAAAAGAGTAAGCCCGGTCGGCAAGGCGCCAAATGAGCGGCCAGTCGCATCCCCTCTCACGCCCGGTCACAGCAGACCACAAAACTCGCCCCCGGAGAGGGTGGCGTGGGAGTAAAGACATATGACCAGGAGAACCGAGCAATGGGTGTTGAGGGTGCCGTGTCCGATATGCGGCTCACCTCGGGGCCAACGGTGCACAACCCTGGCGGGTAAGCCGCGTGGCCGTCCGCACAACCACCGTTGGGCAGCGGCGGGGCAGGCTGGCCGGGAAACGGCTGGCCGGGACACGACCAGGCGGCAGGTGGCTTTGAAGCGCCAGGCCGACGCGATACTCCGGAAGGTGACGGCGCCCCCGACAAGCGCGGGTCCAATCGAGTCCTGTCCCAGGTGCAAGGCGTTCATCGCCAAGCCAGCGAACCAGCGGCGCCGGGTCCACGATGGCCTGCCGGTGCTGCTCGCGTTCTACGTGTGCGAGCGGTGCGGCTGGTGCGAGCGCCGGGTGGTGACGTGACCGACCTTCCCGATGGGATCGTCCATGAGTTTGAGTTGCCCTTCAGGGCGCTGGACATCGTGGCCGGCTACGGGAGGAACTGCGGCGACCGCTCCGACTGGCTCAACACGATCTGCGCGTGGCTGGCGTTCACCACGGCCGATCTGTGGGATGACGTGAGCGGGGACGACCAGATGGACTGGCTGGACCGGCACCAGGACTGCTGCGCGGATGCGCTCCGCGACGTGCTGGCCCGCGTGGCGGACGAGTGCCGGAAAAGCAGCGAGGACGAGTGACCAACCTGGCGCGTCACCTGCTGGACGAGTTGGACGAGGCGGATATGGCCGAGCTTGCCCGGCGGCTCGCGCCGTACATGCCGAAGGCGGCCACGCCATCCCGAGACGGTTGGCTGAACAGCCGCCAGGCGGCCGCCTATCTCGGTGTCTCGCTGGACACGGTCCAGGATCTGGCGGCCAAGCGGGAGATCCCGTTTGAGCAGCGCACCCAACGCGGGCGGCTGTACTTCGATCCGGCGGCGCTCGACAACTGGCGTAGGGGTGGCGCCCCGGCCAGAGGCAGTCACGCAGCCAACCGAGGCGCCACTACCATGGTTTCAAGTCACGCAGTCAAACGCAGCACAAAACGGAGGCAGTCATGATGAGACGGGAACGGGTCGAGCCGGGCGTCTATCGGCGCTCGACCGATGGCAAGCTAGAGATCGTCTGGCGCGATGCGGGAGGCAAACAGCGCCGCCGGACGGTCAAGGGCGGGATCAAGGCGGCTCGCGCGGAGTTGGCCGCCGAGCACGCCAAGCGGGCGAAGGGCGAGCTTGTGCCGGAGGCGGTGAGGCTGACGTTCAGCGCCGCCGCCGAGCAGTGGTGGGACGCGAGCGTCCCCCGTTGGCGGCTCGGAACGGAACGTGCATACGAAGGGCAACTCCGGACGATCTGCATGGAGTTCGGCTCGGTGCGGCTGACGGCGATCACGCCCATGGCCCTCGCGCGTTACGTCGCACAGCTTGAGGCAACCGGGCTGAAGGGGTCGACCATCTCCATTCGGCTGAAGATCATCAGCGGCGTCTACAAGTACGCGAAGCGCCACCTCGGTCACACCGGCGCCAACCCCGTCTCCCAACTGGACCGAGACGAGCGGCCGAGAGACGACAGGACCCCGCCGCGAGTTCTCACCGACGAGGAGTTGACCGCGCTCCTGGCGGCGATCGAGCCACGACACCGGCCGCTGTTTGAGCTACTGGCCGAGACGGGCCTGCGCCAGGGCGAGGCCAGGGGCCTGATCTGGTCCAACGTCGACTTCAACCAGGGCGAGTTGACCGTGGAGGCCACGCTGCCGCGTGCGGGCGACGAGCGCCAGCCGCCGAAGACCGCCAACTCACTTCGGACCATCGCGCTGTCTTCAGCGATGGTGGCGAAGCTCCGCAGGCTCCGGCTCGCCATGGGACGGCCGTTCGATGGCGAGTTCGTGTTCTTGCAGTTGCAGCATGGACGGGCGAAGTACCGCTCATACAGCCAGTTGGGGGTGGAGCGACTCATGCGAGGGGCGCGTGAGCGTGCCGGGATCGTTCCGGTCATGCGCGGCCGTGAGGTGATTGCGCGAGCGCCGGTTCCGCATGATCTCCGCCACACCCACGCCAGCCGCCTGATCGCGGCCGGGTGGGACGTGGCCGAGATCGCCGCTCGGCTTGGCGACACGATCCAGACCGTGCTCCGGACCTACGCGCATGAGTTCGACGCGGTGCGCCGCCGCAAGGATCAGTCGGCTCGCCTGGATGCGCTCTATGGCAGCGCTATGGCAGCGACAGACCCCGCCATAGACCCGTTCCGCACCGAAGCGGTGGAGTAGCGAAAGTCGCCATTAGCAGGGGAATCCGGTTCTTACCGATTCCCGTCTATCCTCCGATGGCTACGGTAAGGTCACGGTGCTTGGTCAAGAGCCGGTGACGCCGTGACCCGGCCAGTAGGTCTTCGGGATGGCGGCGCGCTGACTCCTCTTGTTCCTTGTCGGCCGGTCGGTCTGACCGGATATTCGTCTGGTCGCCCGTCGCGTAACGCAACACACCCACAGAGTCAGAGGAATCCCGGTTGGCAAAGCAACGTAAACGGCCGGCTCGCCCCCGGCGCGACAGGAAGGACGGACCGGCCTCCGGTCGACGCAAGCCGTGCCCGTATTGCCGGGACAAGGTCGACCGGGTTGACTACAAGGATGTTTCGACGCTGCGCCGGTTCATCTCCGAGCGCGGCAAGATCCGCTCGCGGAGGATCACAGGAGCGTGCCGCCGCCATCAGAGCCAGGTCGCGCGCGCTGTTAAGCGCGCGCGCGAGCTTGCGCTGTTGCCGTACGTCGCCGAGGGCGCGAACGAGCACTGGG